AGGTGCTCCATCTTGTCCTGGTGCGCCATCTTGTCCATCTTGTCCAGGTGCTCCATCTTGACCAGGTGCTCCATCCTGCCCATTAGTTCCCGGCGTGCCAGGATTACCTTGATCACCCTTGTCGCCCTTGTCACCCTTGGCGCCCGGTGTTCCCGGATTGCCTTGATCACCCTTATCGCCTTTGTCGCCTTTAGCGCCAGGTATACCAGGATCACCTTTAGGAATCGTTTGAACGTCTTCTATTGTCGCTAGAGTAACTCGATTGTCGACATCACCAACTACTAGTGTGTTATTGCTGATGGTAATCGGGGTGTTATCGATGTAGATAGTGTCTGTGCTTACATACAGACTGCGCCATTGGTGAGTCGGTGATCCTAGATCATATGTACTATCTGTAGCAGGAATAATATGTTGGTCAACAGCTGATAAATCTATGTTGCCAATGTTTCCACCTAGTGCTGTATAGAGTTCTGTAAAGTTTTCATTAACTTTAGTAAACGCAGATCGTAGACTATCGCCTTTTTTGTCGTTAGCTTGATTGCCTACATTGATTACTTTTTTTGCCATAATGCGCTCCGTTATTTCCTTCTAATCCTTGGTCTAGGATATACAGCCCCAGATGTTGGTCTAAGTTTATAGTTAAGTTTAGGAAAGGTATTTCCCGAAACCGGTCTTTCAATTCTGTAAAACAAATATCTATTAGGTGATCCTTGCAGCGATGCTCCGTCAGTAGGTCCGCCACCTGTGTCGTTGATCTGACCAGTCTTGGCTAATCCCATGATGTAGGCCTTGGCCTGTTCCTGTGTCATATCTGGATAGGTTTCCAACGCACAGGCTAAAACACCGCAGACCTGAGGACTGGCCATGCTGGTTCCGGATATTTTAGCAAGATTACCACCACCTCTAGCATCTGCAACAAAAGTAGTAACTCCGCTGCTATTCCATGAGCTTATGATATAATCTCCAGGAGCATAGATATCCACTCCTGGTCCACAATCCGAGAAATCCACTTTTCGTTCGTTGCTAATAAGACCTATAGCCCCTACACAGATATTAGGAATATCGTAGCCACCATTGGCAGCGGTATCGTTGGCTGTAGGACTAGTACCTCTCATATAATAGTAGGGTTGACTTACACTACCGGGGTATCTATTAGCCATTTCAAAAGTATTGTCCCAATCAAGGCCACCCGGTACATCGTGTTTCCATCGTCCGTTACCTGCTGCTCCTACAATGATTATGCCTTCGTCTATGGCATCTTCGAGATCAGCATCTAACCCTGCTACACGTTGAGGAATCCGTTGACTGGCGATAAATCCCCAGCTGTTGAGTTGTTGGGTAGTAAATCCACCACCCGATGTGGTTTTTCTGTTATTTTGAGCGATGATGAGATCTATTTGACTAGCAGCATTTTCATAAAACTTGTACTCATATCTCATTCCGGGGTTACCGACAAATCCCGATGTTGAAGCATTTCCTTCTACGATTATTCTAAAGATCCTATTCGGACTCGAACCCTCTACTCCATAATAAATCCTTTGCACAGAATTATCAGCAGAGCTTAACATTATCTTTGGTAAGTTAGGACTACTAGGACCGAGTCCCGAATATTGAGTAGAACCACCACCAAATGTTAGATAGGTATTGGTTCCTACAAATACACTGTTATAGTTTTGACTTAGATACTGAATAGTGAAAGGTAAATTTATCTGCCAATATCCATCATCATTGTTTCCGAAATTTACTACCTGGTTAAAGGTCAATCCTGTAGTTGATCCGATGCTGACACTTCCCAAGTCAGTGACCGAAGCGAATGGTGCACCTGAGGTAACATTTATAGTTGTTGAAAGTAATGAAGCAAACACAGGATTTTCAGAAGCTGTGTTTACAGTGGTATTATAGGTAATGGTGTAAATGCCAACCTCATTGAAAGTGATCGTTTCATCTATCAATGTCTCGGCCTCAACACCAGTGGCCGGTGTTGAAGAATAGGTAGTGGCTCCGGATATAGGAGGATCAACAATAATTTCTCCTGTTAGCGTTACAGTTCCAGAAGACACGCCAACAGCAACATTATGTCTAACTCTCACAGTCAAGGTTGCAGTCACATTGACTTGCACTGTATAGGTACTGTCAGGTGCAGATAAACTGCTGAGATAGACTTGATTTCCAGACTGCGTCCAAGAAGGCGGAACTGAGCTATAAGAAGCCTGGGGTGTTGGATTTGTTTCAGATCCAGAAGTTTGTATTCTCTGTGCTAGATTTTCTGGATTACCAGTAAATGATGACAGCAATGAAGAACTACTGTATACTCCACTAATACCTGCGTAAGTGGATGTTCCACTAGGAGGAGTGAATCTTGTTCCTCTATAGGTCACCGCAGTAATATCACTGAAACTCCACTGTGAGGGGAAAATACTTTGACCCCAACTGTTGTTACAGATAGTAGGATTTTTACGACCAGTGACAACATTTGTAGATTTCGTTCTATGAAATTCTCTCACATAATCATAGACATAGCTGAAATCACCGGGATCACCAGCATCATAATATATGTTGTAGAGATTGGCTCCTCTAGCCCAACCTTGTGTATTTCCACCTGTGGTGCCCATCACGTGTATAGAATGATAAGATCCAAAATTACCGGCATTGACATAGGTTCCGGCACTGCCACCAGTGACTGTAGGATTGTGTTGAAACCAGTTATAATATCGAGCCCTTGCTCCGCCGGTACCATCTGCATTCAATGCGAACTCTGGATGGCTGGTTATCAATCCGTCTCCATCGACTATAACAACATCAACGTTTCTTCCGATCTGGCTGAGTGTGATCGTTCCTGCTTGATTTTGAGTACCGTCGTTGCCCCATCCTGATCTTTGTTGGCCTTCAGTGCATCTCAATAGTGCAAAGTTTTTATGCGGAACAGCAGTGGTTGTAGATTTATTCCATTCAGTTGAAGTCTGTGTAACTGAAGTTTCGCCTGCTTTAATACCTAGTTCTCTTGGATGCAGGCTTACAACTTTAACTCTAGGATCTTGTTTTAGTTCATCGGCCTCCCACGCAGTTAATAGATAGTGAGTATTTCTACTGGTTGGTCTTCTATATAGACATGTTACAGCTCTTGTTATATCTGTACCTTTGGGACTTTTGCCTTCCGATTCCAGATCGTCGTAGAGAGATTCCAGATCTTCTTTAGAATGAAGAGTCACTATGTATTCTTGAACTCTAACATAATCAAGCAAACTCATATTAGTTTTCCAGTTTAACTACAGTTAAAGTCACTGTTATAGTTCTAGTTCCGCCACTTTTGTTGGTAACTGCAACTTCTATACTGTTTGTCGGAATAGATTCATTGTTAAATCCTATGACACCTGGACTTAATAAAACTGTTTCTGCTCCAGTGGTTACTACCTCGGCAATAACTCCTGCTCCAGGACTAGGATCAGTACCTTCTGCTCGACTGCTGTCTGCGGTTCTTGCTGCGGTACTGGTATAAATTCTTATCCAAGCTGCGGCAGAAGTAGCGATCTTATACATCATGTAACCTTTAAATCCAGTAATACTAAGGTTACCAGTAGCACTATTGATCAATGATCCAGTAGTACCAAATACATCTCCTCTACCAGCAAGACTAGTTAGTGCAGCACCGCTGATAGTAATCTGGCCTTCTGCATTAGATGTAGTTGTAATCCCGCCAGTACCTACAAACTTTAAAGTTTCTCCACTGTTTACTCTTATAAGGGTAGAATCGTCGGCAGCTACATTAAGTTCAAAATCTCCACCTCCACCTCCACTACCACCACTACCGGCTGGTATTGGACCCCATGTAATTTCTTTACCAGTTGGGTCATAGTATAGTGCTTGCGGACCAGTGACTTCTCTAATAGGTGCAACATATAAACCAGCTGCTGCACCGTTGAGTGCAGCGCCACTGGCATTAATAATAATACTATTTGCAGATTGATTAACCTGACCCGCTTGAGAACCAATAGCAACAGCATTTGCGCCTTGATTATCTCTGCCTGCACCGGTGCCGACAGCAACTGCATAAGAACCTTGCAACCCTAAACCACTGCCGGTGCCGATGGCCACAGCGTAAGTTCCTTGATCGTTTTGACCAGCGTTGGTACCAACTGCAATAGCACCTAAACCTTGAGTATCGTAGCCAGCATCTCTTCCAACAGCTACGGTATTTTGAGCCTGTGCAATTTCACCAGCACGTAATCCTAATCTTATCTCACCTTCTGAAGTGCGTAAACTTGATGTATCAATAGGACCAACGATTCGACTATTAACAGAATCAACTAACAGAGTCGAGTTTTCACCGAATATAGAAGTTTTAATATTAGCTTCTGCGGCAATGATTAAACTATCGGTTACTGGATCAGCAATCAGTTCAATGCCTTCGCCTGCGATAAGAACCAATGTATCTGAAGTAGCATCTGCCTGTATAGGACTTTGTCCCTGTACAGCAATGTTCGTGAATCCTGGTCTAGTATTAGTGATTGTAACCCCACCAGTCGATGCTGATACCGAAATACCATCTCCTGCACCCAGTGATGTTACACCGGTGTTAGTTAAAGTTACAGATCCAGTAGCACCGCTTGCGCTGATTCCTGCTCCTACTCCTAAACTGGTTACACCTGTATTAATAAATGTAAGTTTATTCTGGGCCAAGGATGACTGAACATTCATTCCGTTACCGGCTTCAAACGTCAGTGTTGATGATGCCGATACAGGGTCTAGATTAGTATATCCTGTAACAGCGATGAATCTCCAAAGGTTCTGTACAATGTTTGGACTATTGTTAGTAACAGTGACCGTACCAGTATTAACATCTAAAGTAATACCGCCGCCTGCTTCTAGTCTTGTAACGCCTGTATTCTGTATAGTAACGCTACCACTAGGACCACTAACACCAATACCTGTTCCAGCACTTAGACCAGTAACACCAACGTTAGTGATAACAACTGCGCCTGTGCTTTGATTTACAGAAATACCAGCGCCGGTGGTTATTCCTGTTACACCACTATTAGAAATAGTTAATGTATCTGTGCCTGCATTAGTTGTTAAAGTTATTCCGCTGTTTCCTGCAGCAATGGTTAATATATCGTTACCACCGGCATCGGCTACGATATTAGTCTGACCAGCTACAGCGATTTCTCTAAAGTATTCATTGTCAAGCACACTGCCTGCGATAGTTGAGCCAGCGGGCAAGTTAACTGCACCGCCAGACGCAGTGATAACTGCATTTCCTAAATAGATAGTTGAACCACTGAGGTATAGATCTTTCCATCTTTTAGTCGGACTACCTAGATTGTAAACCTCAGTGGTACTAGGTGATATTGAAGTAGAAAGATCAGTTAGATCTACTGCCCCACCACTGCCTAAGCTGAGATATAGCTCAACGAAGTTACTGTTTATTTTATCAAAAGCCTCGTTTACAGTATCCCATAATATCGGGGCTTTTTTTGGATCTATCTGTTGTCTAGACATTATGTTCTTCCTACAGCGACTTCGATCATTCCGATATGATCTGAGTCATAGTTTTCTAAGGCTTTACCTATTATAGTACCAGGTTTCGGATCCTTGGTAGCTACGGCAACTCCTGGTATATTGCTGGTTACCATGATATCACCTTTGTTGATTTTACCTACTACACGACAAGGCACACGACCCTGTAGTGCCACTTGATTTTTATATCCGGGACATGCTGCATACATCGAGAACGCAGCATTATTAGATACTACACCTGCTACCCTAGTATCTAGATGAGCGGTCGAAATAGTTACTTCTTTTTCTCCTCCAAACACTAATACAGTTCCTACATCATAATCTTTATCGCCTTCGTAGAACTCAGCAAGGTCAGCGGCATAGGTTGCCTGCAATCTTGAGTTTCCTTTTCCAGCTGTACCGCCAGGTGTGCTCTGCAGAGTCCACTGTCCTGTAATAGTACCTGTGGTACTATCGCCGCCTGTGGTAATAGCTCTGGCAGTTACTTGACTACAGATAATAGGAGCATCACCTAATGAAGGATTCTGCTGTCTAAAGTGATGTTGATTATTGTCGTAGAAGGTAACGTTATTGGCAGTGCCAACACCTGCAGTATCGGCTCCTACTAACACACCACCTTGTCCATTCCAACCGTATAAACGATGTGTACCTGAACCGCCGCCGCCTGATGTTGATCTCACCAAAGCCAGTGTTCCTGCAGTGGTAATCTCTGCTGCGGTTCTTAGTTTAACATCTTGTAATATCGCAGTACGAGCTTCATAGTCACCGTTGGTGTCTCTAATAATAACAGTGTTACCGGTGCCTTCGAAGTTGCTGTCCAGTGAAATTCTAGCATAGTGTGTATCAGATAAAGCACCAGTTCCAGAGAATCCACTTCTTCGGAATAACACAGTTCCTGAATCAAAAGCCACTCCACCGGGATTAGCACCAGAGTATTGTGTCTTGCTGATACCATCGCCGTCAGCAATGATTGTAGAGAACGGCACCGCAGTTGGCGTACCTGTACCGATTCCTGAGTAACCTAAGGCAGTATCTGCTGATATCTGCTGTAGCTTACCTAATAGAATACCGTTATCTGCAAGATCTATCCAACCATTAGTCGCATTGAATACTCCGCTGTTGAAACTAGCCAATCCTCGATCGGCCTGTGCAATACCTGTAGCATTAGCTCTGGTAGTGGCTGCATTTAAAACTAGTTTGCTTTGAGCAATAGCAGCACTAGGACTTATGTCAGAGTTAACGATGGTCTCGTCAACTATTTGAACATTGACTGTACCTATACTTGAATCTATACCCGGTTCAAGATTACCAAATCTGATATCTCCAGTTACTGATACGTTTACAGCATCATCACCAGTTCCAGTGAAAGCTAGAATGTCTCCAGCCTTTGGATCGGTAATGGACATCTCTTGGAAGTTATTGAATATCAAACTTCTAAGGTTAACTGCATCTTGATCTAACACAGGATCTGCAACATTAGAAATATTGTTGTTGTTGAGATTCATCGTGGTCTTCATAGGAGTTGGTAAACCCAAACTCATAAAGCCACCACTTAGAATAGGAATAGTTTCTTCAGGTTCTAAAACATCTCCTGTATGGCTGACTCCCAATCTCTTGTCGACATAAGTTCTAACGGCATTTTCAGTAGGCACTGTGTCAGTGGCATTGTCGCCCATGGTTCCGTCTACTGAGAACTCAGCAATAGGAACGCCTCGTTTAAATCCTAGACCGTCTAGGTTACTCAGAGCGATGGCCGCAGAGAACGTAACAGTACCAGTACCTTGGTCAACACGGAAGTATGGACCTACTCTAAAGTTACCAAACTGGTCAGTGGTTACATAGAATGTACGTCCCGATCCTCTTTCTTGAGTTTCTTTAGAATCGTCCAAGGCATTAACCGGAGGACCATATATCTCGTTAGGATAGTTTGTGTCTGCATATGAACCAGTACCAATCTCTAGCAAGTCATGTGATGTTACACGAGTTAGCGAGATTCGAATGGTCAACGAACCGTTGGCTCCTGATGTTCTCTTTGGAACACCGGCCTTTAAGGTTGGTACAGCAGGAAACTTAAGAACGTCACCTTTGCCGGATACAGCATCTAGTTGTAGAGCAGGCGTAAAGGTAATCCTACCGTAGGCTTCACCGGTTTCGCTTTCATCTTCGTAATCAGTGATGGTATATTCAGTACCAACCCAAACAAACTTATAGTTTGCGGATCTTAGTCTAGATTTGTCTCCAGGACCTACAGCAACAACAGCAAAGTTATTGTCTCCAATTCTTCCCTTGACCTTGCCAAATCTATGTGTT